GCTAGATTCACCTATACCAACTCTTCCTGAAGAATCTATTACCATTCTTTGTGTACCACTTAAGGTACTATTGTTAGCGGCAGTAAAGAATTTAATATGAGTAGCAGCGTTTTCTGCTCCTGATGCACCACCTATATTAATTAAGTTAGTAGTAGACTGAGCATTTGTAAGTATTGCAGTAAAAGGTTCTTCTGATGTACTATAGTGTGCAGTTTTAATTCGCCCTACTTTTTGTGCACTATTATTTTCTGTAGGGCCTCCAAGCGTAATACCACCTTGAACATCATTTGCACCTACTACATGTAAAGTAGATGCTGGTGCACTTGTTCCAATACCGACATTACCGCTAGTGGCGATTGACATTGCAGTTTGTTGATTTGTTCCATCATTCTCTAACTGAATAAAATCAAATTTTCCACGAGCTGTTCCGCTACCCCAAGACCAATATCTTGTTCCATTATTACTATAGTCAACTGCTGTACCATTGTATGTGTAAGTTCCTGCTGAACCTGGTGAATCTAAATCATCAGTTATAAAAACTGCACCATGTACAGTAAGCTTTTGTGGTGGGTTTGTATTTCCAATACCAACTTTACCTGCATTATTAATTTGCATACGCTCAGTACCAGCAGTATCAAATCTTATTCTATCTTCGTCTGTGCTTTCCTCGACTTGTATCTTGGTATCGCCATCTGAATCTGTAAAATCTGATGATGAAGCTGCAAAAGTAACTGTATCACTTGAAGCATTCGTAGTAATTGTCATACCAGAACCTGCTGCAAATGTTAATGTATCTGTAGCTCCGTCTGCAACTACGGTTGATTGTCCACTTACTGCAATATTTTTAAATGCTTCAGAAACTGTTCCTCCGCCACCAGCTTGTACAGTCGCAAAACTTAAGTTACCTGAGCCATCTGTCTGCAGTACTTGGTTTGCGCTTCCATCTGATGCGGGGAATGTATATGCATTGTTAAATCTAACTGCTCCAGCTGCACTTACAAAAAATCTTTCAGTTGTAGTACTTCCATTATTACTATAAAAACTAAAACTGCCATGACTAGTATTATTTCTTGAAACAAAGGTTGCATTACCGCCATTTGCTCCAAATTCAGAATATTGATTGGTACCATCTGAGTCAGACAATCTAAGCATTGTATCACCATGAGCAATTTCTAGTTTTACAGCAGGGGAGGTTACTCCTATACCAACATTACCCGAATTATTAAGTCTTAGTCCTTCTGTATTAGCCCCATATTTTAGTATTAATTCATTAGCGGAATTAGAATGTACCCCAGCTCTTATACCACCACCTACTGTTTCTCTAAAGGTATATGCACCTGCACTTCTTCCAATACCTATATCACCATTTACTTCAAGACTTACTGATGGGTTGATTGTTCCAATACCAACATTTCCTCCATTGGTATCAAATGATATATCTCCTCCTACAGAGAATATATTAAGATAATCACTTCCAGTATTCCATTGAATACCACCTCTTTTACTAGATGATTCAAATGCTTCAAAGGTTGGGTCGGTTGTTGCTCTAATACGACCTGCAACTTCTAATTTTTGACCTGGCGAAGTTGTACCGATACCAATACGATTATTGGTAGTATCTATATGAAGTGTGGATTCGTCATGTATGGCAACGATAGCATTACTATCGCCTCTTACAAAAAGAGCTTTGTCATTTGTGTTAAACGCAAGTTCACCTACTTCTATATTTGAAGTGGTAGGAATTCTTCCCGCAACGGAAGTACGTTTTAATTTAACTGTTTGTGCCATATATATGTTTCCTTAAGTGCCTATGTAGGCGGAAAAGTGGAACTATTTAGAAAGTTCCACCATCAATTTCTGTTGTCCATGAAGCTGTTCCAGCTGTTCCCATTGTTAAAAGAGCATTGTTTGCTCCTGGTTTTGCTAGTCTAGTATAACCACCATTAGCGCCATTAGCACCTATAATGAGGTCACCAGTCGCTGTTTGAGAAATACCTTTTATTCTTAAAGCATCACTACTTACTGCAATAGATATATTATCATCATTTACATTTAAAGTATTACCTGATTTAACTAAGGCATCTCCTGCTACTATTTGTCCTGCTCCTGAGAACTGTGTAAATGTAAGCGAAGTTGAGCCTACTGTTATGCTTCCATCGGTTGTTAATACAAATCCATTATCAGCATTTACAGTACCCTCTTCGACAAATACAAACATACCTGCAGTTACTTCTACATCTGAGTCTGCATCGGTAGCTCTGGTCATTGCAGAAGCTGCTCCATTCCAGAGATATATGCCGTTTTGTGAAGCAGTAGACTGATTTTTGACTAATACTCTATCACCACTAGAAAGTGAAACTCCATCGATAGCTGCACCAGGTCCGCCAATTGTTACGTTAGCTGTTGTTGCTACTCTTACTGAATCTTTGAAATCTAGTCCAACTTTAACTGCATCAACATACTCTTTTGTGACAAGAGAGGTAGTACCAAAACCTGCTCTGTCTTTATAACCTGAAGGAACAACTACTGTTCCTGTTCCGTTTGGAGATAAAGTTAAATTACCGTTGGAATCTTGTGTAGAAATAGTATTACCATCAATAAATACATTATCAATGTCAGCACTATTACCAGCAATAGTAGTAAATGTACCCGCTGCTGCTGAACTTCCACCAATTATTGTGCCATCAACTGTACCACCATCTATATCTGGTGTATTAATATCTGGACTTGTAAGTGTTTTGTTTGTTAAAGTATCTGTTGTTGCTCTACCAACTAAGGTATCTGCTGTTGCATTACCTGAGAAAGCAGAATGAGCAGGTGCTTGTAATCTCACATAGTGAGCATTTGCAGATTCACAATAGAAGTCTATATAAGATTGAGTTCCACCATTTTTAATTTTGATGTAACCTTGTGCTATACTTACTCCATTTGTACCACCAAATGTTGTTGTGCCAGTCATTGCTGCATTTGAAATACTTGGTGATGTTATTGTTTTGTTTGTTAACGTTTGTGCACCATCAGTTGTTGCTAAGATTGTACCAACATGTGGTAAACTTAGTGTATTACTTGCTGATAAACTATGTGCCGCAGCTTGTAAAGTTTGCGCGTGAGCATTTGAACTTTCACAGTAGAATAGTATCTTAGAAAGTGAACCACCGTTCTTAAGGTCTATCGTTCCATTTGATATGGATACTCCGCCATTTCCTGTTGTACCATCTCCATCAATAATAAGAGTTTTACCTGCTATAATTTTTTCTGCTGAGTTAGTAGTAACAAATTTAAGATAAGAGTTACTTCCCTCAGTTATGTTCAAGGCTGCTGCTTGATTATCTATAATCTTTAATTCATGCGCTGAAGCAGCAACACTTATACTACCAGAAGTAGCAGTAAGATTTAAGTCTCCAGAGCTAGTTGAAATAGTATTTCCATTTATTTGTAGATTATCTACTAATAAGTTATCTATTTTACTATCAGCTCCTACTATGATTGCTGAATTTGCTGTAAGTGTACCAGCTGTGTGGTCGAGCATATTAGTAAATAACTCACCACCTATAATATCGTTACTCGTACCATCTCCAATAAAAAGCTTACTCGAGTTAAAGGAATAAGCTAATTCACCGACACTTAATGCACTACTCGGCTGAGCAGCACTGGTACTTCTTTTAATTTTAATTGTTTGTGCCATTTTTTATTTCCTAAAACAACCCACCATCGAGGTTGTCCATTGTCCCTGTTGCTGCTGCAAGAGGTACGAATTCAAATACATTAGTAGAAGTTTCTCTATATACTTTTAGCTGATCATCATCAGTATCGTAAAAAAGATCTCCTTCTTCCAAATTTGTTGTTCCGTCTGTGGGAGGTGTTGTCCCGCGAAACTGTTGATCTGCGACTATTTGTATAGCGCTTGCTACACTACCCGCACTTGCGACTGTTCCAGTACCACTAAACGGTATGTTTTCTGCTCCAGCTGCAATAGCTGAGCTAACCGTAACTGAAGTTTGTCTTGGTATAACATTGACAGTTATAGAGCTATCACCAACAGTTATTGAATTAGTTGTTTGTGATGCAATAACTTTTATTGAAGAGTCTGACATTATCTAGTTACTTCTGGACTTACAACTACTGTTCCTTGTATTAGTCGAGTAACTATAGCGTCGCCTGATGTAAAAATCTCTACATCATAAAAATATTTGCCCGGAGCAATAGCAGCTGTTTGAGATGCAGTCAAAGAAATTTGAACTGCTCCATTTGAGGCATTTATTACACTGCCTGTGAAAGTTGCTGTTAAAGTACTACTTGTGATAGTAGGCCTCATTTGGCCTCTTACACTATACCCTGAAAGACTCTTTGCTGAGCCATCTTCTTGCACAGTGAGATCCAAGGCAAAACTTGAGCCTTGATCTATTACTATATCGTATTTACCTGCTGCCATAATTATACTCCTATGATATAAATTATATCAAAATCTTGAGGTGATGTCAAGCATTAAATTTTTAAGGTAGTAAAATTTACTCACCGTCTAGCTTGTAGTCCACTATACTTTTCATAGCTACCAATTGGTCTGCATCATCTTCCCACAAAGCTTTAGCCCAAGCCATCAAATCTCCTGGAATAGTTAAACTATCGTAAGCAGTAAAATCTGTTCTTGCTGTTACAGTGTAGCCTTCTATTGGCGGATTTTGTGGGTGTACTTCGTCATAAGACTCTTTTCCAAAAGAAGTTCCAAAAACTCCTAAGTCTGCTGTTTGCACAGTTCCGCTATTATTTCTGTCACACTTAACATTATAGGTCATAGATGTAATAACTTTGTTATTTTTATAAATTTCCCATTGATGAGTAATAAGTGTGTATGTAAATGTATATGTCATATTTTACCTCAAATCAAATATATTTGGTAGACCACCAGTACCGCTACCGCCTGATCCATATCCACCTGAACTATAAGTTCCAGATGTAACTACACTATAAGTAGCACTAATGCCATCGATTGTTACTGTTGCACTTCTAGTTACACCATTGCTGCTTGATGCTGGTATTCTTATTTCAAAAGTTTGATTATTACTTATAGTGCCTACACTTGCAGCATTTACAAAAGTTCCTCCATTTATACTAACGAGGGCACTTGTATTACCTGATAGAGAAACGCTTGAAGTTCCCCCACCTGCTGTAGAAACTGTAACTGTTCCAGAGTCTGAGTTACCAGATCCTGCACTTACTGTTCTTGAAGCAGTGAAACTACTAGTATCAAAACTTGCAAGTTCTGCTCCAAATTTAACTGCTCTTCCTTTTATCGATAAACTTTCTGTGCCACTTGTTGTTTCTAGTTTTACATTTACTTTTACAGTTCCTGTACCTGTATAGAAGAATGCAAAAGGCATATGGTACGGTCCATCTGCAGTGTCTTGTCCTCTATTTCTATCATAACTATGAGTTGCAAACATAGAACCTTG